ACTTTAGTCATTTCGTCCATCGGAAAGAAGATATCTTTGTACACTTCCGCACGTAGCATCTTGGAGTTATGGGTATCCGTCTCTTTTAATGACATCCGTACCGGGTCCCCCCAGATACTAGCCCCTGCATACATAGTCGTAGTTTTACCAATACCTGATTCCTGACTATAGATATGTAACAACGCCGCATTCACCGGAGTAAAAGCCGTAAACACGGTACCGAACGCTAACCCTATTGTGAATTGGTGCATCTCCATGCCGGTACGGTTATAAAACTCCATAGCGTCTTTCGATCCTTCTAAGGAACCCTTCGCTTGGAACGCCGGGTAGTACTGGGCTGTAGCTGCTGACGGTGGATTATATTCTACGCCGTCTGCCGTAACCTCCTTATCTCCTACAGTAAAAGACTCGTGGGAATCACTTGTCCACCCGAATTGTTTTCTAGCCTTGTCTGCTTTGCCATTTGCTTGCATATGATCTGTCCATGCTTTTAGGTAGTACATCATCTCTTCGGTTTTAATTAATGTAACCCCGCGAGACGTTATGTGTTTTCTTAGTTCATCTTTAGAGGTAGCCACAGATAGCGGTACCGTGAACTCCCGCACCCCATCTTTAGGTAGGTGCAATCTTATTACTAGTGCTTCTCCTATATCTGCATCATCCAATCGTCTAGTCACATAGATATCGTGGTGGTAGACCATCACTTCTATTTCGTCGTCTTCCTTGATTATTCTTTTAAATACTCCTCCGTTCTTACCTCTGAAATATGGGGGCGGGAACTTCGGAATAACATACGTTTGGGTGTGGCCTTGTGCTACGTTCTCTGGAATGTCCTCAACTATGTTGTCCTCTTCCGTAGCTTCGTGTGTCAGTCGTCCTAATACTATCGGGGTCTTTATAACTCCTTTATGGATACACCCGTTGCACCCTTTGGGATTGTATCCCTCGATCGTTTCACATTTAAATGGTCCGCCCTTAAGCCCACGAATCGTAGACTCCATAATCTCTAATGAAAACCTAGGGTCCCCTTCAGATACCTTAATAAAAGCCGTAGGTGCATCTTCACAGAATCTAGCTATAGATAACCCCGCTCTCCACAAGTTATACGGCACATTACCCGTGGGCTTATCCCGAATCATGTATGCGATTTGGGGGCATCCCTCACCCCTATCACACTTAATAAGGATGTCCTCAAACCTATACTGATAGTTACCTATTAGTATCTTGGTTACTTCGTCCATCTCCCCACGGGGAATGTACGAGGCCGTTAGTTTTATAGGCTCCCCTATAACCCCCTTCAGATCAGCAAACGTACTTATTACACCTGTACCCAATATCTTTACAGGTCTAGATTCTTCTTCCTTGAAGTTGAGAGTATCCGGTACCCGTAGAATACGTGCAGCATCCGCCGTTACAGCAGGGTCCGCATGTAGATCGTGGGTCTCGCATAGTTGTTTAAATGCCGTAGCTATTGGGGTCCATTCCTCCCTAGATACAGCAATGTCGAATGGCCAATACGCATGAACCCCACCGCCGGAATTAACGGTGAAAGGCTTTGGCATACCTGCGCTTTTACAAAATGCTCTTAGCGCCACTATTGCGCTTGTTTGGTTCTCGTATGGTTTAAACGGTCCGCAGTCTAAATCCACAAACAAAGACCTAACTTGTTTTACGTTAGAGGTCTTCCTAGAGCTGCCATCCTCGAATGTAGCCATGGCATAAAATACGTCACGTCCCGCATCCTTCAGATTGTCTGCGGTAGCTACCGCGTCCTCAAGCTTTGTGTATAGCTTTTGGATAGGCTTCTCATTAGGTTTTAACCCGACTATGCAGTAGTATCCCTCGTCTCCGAGGACACTCTGTAAAAATTCTAATTTGTCCATAGCCACCTGCAAAAGGTGGGGGTGGTTGCCCACCCCCGAGTCTGTTAATTAGTCGTCCCATTCGCCTACTAGATCTTCTAGGCTCGGTTCGCTAGTCACAGGTGCTGCCTTCTTAGGTGCCGCCTTTACAGGCGGTGCGATATCTTCTTCCTCTACTTCTTCCGGCTCCACTACGGGGGCAGGCTTCGGCGCAGGTTGAGGTGCAGCTATTGCTGCCCTTACAGGTGCTTTGTATTCAGCAACCACTCCGTCTATCTGGGCCACGGTGCTACCGACAGCCCTAGCTGCTTCTGGGGAGCCCTTCATACGGGAGATAACTTCGTACTCAACTTCCTTTACTGCACGTACCGGCTTGAAGATAAGCTTCTGCCCTGACACATTACCGCTAACGTCGAAACGCATCTCAGTAATAACACCGGACATTGGTGCGCCACCGTCTCTTAGGAAACGTGCGTATGCTTGTAGTGGCAACCTACCCTTCTCGCCATCACCAAAGATAGACGTTGCAGGTAACACGAGTTGGTATACTTCTTCTCTTTCGATCTCTCCCTCAAGCATAACAGCAAGACGTTGCTGATAACGGCACGCACGAGAATCGTTCTGTCCAGAGCCCTTAATGTTCCGTGGGCAGTCCAAGCAAGTAGCCGATTGCTTTTCTTTCACGTTCTCATCAGGACGTTGCCCGTCAGCAGACCAGCACGATGGTTTAACTGCTTCGCCTTCTACGTAGCTCCCGGCGTAAAAGATACGAGAGGTGTTAGGGGCCGCCTTGATAATGACGACGTTCATAAAACGCTCTTCTGATACACGGTATTCCTTACCATTAATCAGTTCCCTAAATACCCCGCCTTTGAAGCTGATCCGGCGTGATAGTTGACGTTCACCCGCAAGCGTATTGGTTACGTCATCGACCCCTGCATCTCTCAGGTACGTAGGTAGGCCACCTTTAATTATTGTTAATTCACTCATCTTCATTCTCCTAGATATCGTCGTTTACATTAAAATTTAATACCATCTGTAGATCACTCTCTGGTGGTTCCACTGTCAAACTCCCGTCAGCTTCCTCCCTTACTAAGGTTCCTCCGTCTAGATTACGCAAGGCTTCCTCCACTTCGCTTAACTTGAATCGGTATACACCCCCAAGTTTTAACGCCGGAATCAACCCTTGACGTATCCATGCACGGACCGTTGATACAGACACAGCAAAGTATTTTGCCACATCATCTATTGCTACAAAAATCTCTTCAGTCATTGTTACTCCTTCTTCTTACTATTACTTCGTACTGTTACAGAATATTCCATGTTGGCGTTCAGCCCCGGAGGTAGCAAATCAGGGTGCTCCCCTAGGAAGGTCTTCATGTTCCCTTGATGTAATCTCTTCTCCAGTAATTCTGGTACTTCATGCTCTACGATAAACTTACCCAACGATTCCCAATCAGAAGTTGTATAGTAGGTCTTTACAGTACGGAAGATCGTACCGGCCTCAGTCCTCATACTTTCGGCACCTAGTTCCTTCATATGATCGAGGATAGCGGACTTGACCAACTTCATATTACTGTCTAGGTGGCCTATCTTATCTTCGAGTTCTTTTGATAATATGGCTTTCTGGTCCCGCATCTTTATATAGGTACGAGTAAGCCGTTCTAACGGTATTGCATCTGTCATTTTCATTCTCCAAAAGACACCGGTCTTAGCGCCGATGTGGTTATACTACTATCAGACTTTATCTTAATCAAGTAAATTTTGGTAAAGATCAACTAACTTTGCATGGTCCACGATCTTGTTATCCAACATTCTGTATACATGTTTCTCGGCATTGGAGCCTTGAAGTCTTACAACTGTGACGTTGTGTTGTTGTCCCGCACGGTGGAATCGGTCATTTGCTTGGTTGTATATTTCCGGCCTTGAGGTCGGCCCCCACCATACAGTTGTATCTGCGGCAGTAAGGGTTACACCATGAGCAGCTGCTTGCGGTTGGATGACTAGTATTCTTGGGTCGGGGGTAGTCTGGAATCTTTTGAATATATCGTTGCGTTGAGACGCACTCACATCCCCGTTAATTATCTCTGTAGTAAACCCGTCTTCTCTCAGCTTGTCCGTGAGGAGCTTGATGGTATTCTTGAACGGGACAAAGATCAATATCTTGTGGTTGGCTTCCTCAATCACCTCCAACAGGATCTTATATCGATTTTTAATATCAAACTCTAGGGTTTCACCACTATCGGAATAGACAGCACCGCAATTATGGACAATTAACGGCCCTTCTTTACCTGCTACAACAAACCTAGACCGGGGTCCGCAGTTAAGTAAGTCGTAAGTTTTTTGCTTTTGTTTGGTTCTGCTGTCAGGGCTAGATCTATAGGCCAACCCGCCTTCAGACGTTGCCTCAAGGTGACAGATTTGATTCCGTATTCCTCCGCTGCTTGCGCTATGGTCATAGCTCCCTTCGAAGTAGTTATCCGGGTATTCACCCGTGTGTTGCGCCCCTGTTCCTTGGGGGTAGCCCATCGACAGTTCCGCGGACTGTACGGACCATTGTTGTCTATCCGGTCTAGTGTTAAGCCCTCCCGGTGTGTAGGCCCCATGTCTGCCCAAAATGATTCGAATGAATCTTGCCAACTTTGGCATACCGTAATCCCACGCGCCCCGTAATTTCTGTAATCTTTGGCCGATGAATCGTGGCATCTTCGTAGCATATTCATGTAGTTTGAATAAACTTTTGTATAGCTCATTTTGTGTGTTTCGTTGCCGTGATGACATCCGCAGCTCCTCGGATGTTTCCTGTCTTTCGTTCTCAAATATTGGCTCCTCCGAACTACCTGCTGACCACAATCGCACTGACAACGCCACATCGCGCATTGAGTTGAAGTTCCCGTTGTTGTTCCAGCTCGTTCTATAACTGTCAGGTACCCGAACTTCTGCCCGATTAAATTTTTTGCCCGATCCACCATAAATAATATCCTCCGCAGATTTCCATCCTTTAGTAGTGAGTACTTTATGGTCTAAGGTCATAGTTACCCCAAAGCATTTTTCTACTTCTTTCTCCCCACGAAATACGGCACCCTCTTGGGTAATCCATGCTTCTCCGTCCCATACTTTATGGAGTGGCGTTACATGCTGTATTGGTATCCAACCAAAATCCGTGAGTACGGGTGTATCATACACTATACAAGATATTTGTAGGAGTTTACTTAGTCCTACCGCTGCATTGACCGCAGTAATTTGTTCGCCCGTTGTTTGTACAACAAGTTGCTTACGCAACATCTCATAGTATTTCTTCTGTTGGGGTGTTAGTTCCACTTCTCGGGTTACATACGTCCTGTCCGGTAAATCTAAACATTCGTCCTTCGTAAACCGTATTGCGGGTTGCAGAACTTCATACACCATCTTGTCCGCATCAGGTCTTGGCATCCATTTGAATTGGGTAAGCTTGTACATCACCATGTCTTTGAACGTACCAAAAAATTTAGGTACCCCGTTTGGGTTGACCAACCTAGCTAGCCCATAGGCATCCACGGGTGAGTGGGCAGCGGGTGTACCCGTCAGCATCCAGAGCCAAGTGTCGGGTTTTAATATTCGGTTTAGCGTTTTCCAACGGGTTGTCTGTACGTTTTTATAAGCGTTGGCTTCATCGACAACAATCAGGTCAAACCCACCGTTAGCGATTTCATCTTCGATAATATTTACACCGTCATAATTTATTACCACGAATTCAGCGGTAGAATTGATTACCCTAATTCGTTTTTCTTTTGAACCGTAGGCTATATCCACGGTACGGTGCATCGCAAACTTGAACAGGTCCGCCCTCCACGCCGAATCCATAATGGAAAGGGGGCATATGACAAGCACTCTCTTAATTGCACCGATCTTTAGTAGGTAATCAGCAGCCCATATAACCGATCCAGTCTTACCGGTACCTTGTTCATTTAGACAGAACGCCCTTCGGTTTAGGGTGAGGAATGATGCAGTTGTTTTCTGGTGGTCGAATGGTTTGTACATTCCGGGCCAGTTGTACTTGCCCATGATCGGTGATGGTACATTCTTAAGTTGTAGGTTCCGTAGTACGCGTACTTCGTCTAGGCCCCAGTTAACTAATACTTTGTTATCTCCAACTTGTTTACTCTTTGGTATAAGTGTTGTTACTTTGTTCGGGTTACGTAGCTTTAATAGCAATGCTTTATTTTGTATTACTTCCATTTCATCCCCGCGTTTTCCCTTTTAGCAACTTCTTCACAAAGTTTACGACGCCAAGGGTTAGCCTTTATATTTATCTTTTGTTTTAGTAACTCTTTTTTTATTCCCTTAATTGTTTTAAGTTCACAATTTACACTCTTTACTTTATCTATCTCTTCAGCCGTTAACGGTACACTATCGGGTAACGCACTCAGTAGCTTTTCTGCAAAGGTCTCTCCGTCACGTATGGCAATTAAGGCTAACTGTATTGTCTGTAATGCTTGTAGCTCTTCTTCAGTATATGCAACTGGATCACTGGACATATTTCTCTCCTTTCTCTCCTAAATGTTATGCGAACACCGACAGAGCGAAAGTGGCATTATTACCACCCGCCCTAATCGATGTGCTGTTTCACCGCCCAAATGAACTATGAGGAAAGCGGGGCAGCTGGTCTGGTTATTTAGGCTTTCGCCCCGGTAGCGCACTCGGACCCCACGCATCCCGTTGTATGAACACAACCTATTTTTTCTTTTTTCTTTCGCGCTTGCTCGTTTCCGAGACTACGTTGCTTTTACTATCGCGCCGGAACGATCTGTTCTGGCTAGGGGTCTGCACCGAGAACCCATCTTTATTCGAACCACCCTTGTCCAGGGCTTTCTTGTGAGCAAGATCTTTACCTTCACGTGCATCAGCTTCGCCGTTGCCGTTCTTGTCTGGATGTTTCTTATCGAACGCTCTACGTAGGCGTTGGCGTTCCATCCGGCGTGGCAGTTCCTCACGCTCTTTCTGTTGTTGGTATTCTTTCTTATATGGTCTAGGTTTATTTACGTATGGCATCTAATGCCTCCCGTTATGCGGACATTCAATTACAGGGCAATGTTTCTTACACAGCCCACTTGTTCTTGGGTTCCATATCCCATTGGCAAAAGACTTCTGTAGTTGGTTGTGTGCACTGATCCAACGTAGCCACATGTCCTTCTTATCTTTAGCAAAGTATGAGGCTTTTACCTTAGCGTTGGCAATAACAAATAATAATCTACCTTCAACTTTTTCTACTTCGGGAAAGTGTTCAAAGATGGCTAACGCCATTAACTCTAGCTGATCTGCATCTGCATACTTCGCGCTCTTTCCGGTCTTGTAGTCCATGACTTTAGCGTTCTTACCATTGATAATAAGAACATCTGCGATACCACGGAACCAAGCCTCGGGGTCTTTAAACCCACAAGGCCGGAAGTCTTCCGTTACACCTAACTCGTACTCACAATACTTGGTCCCTTCTAGCTTCTTAATGCTATCAAGCATCTTCCTAGCAAACTCAAACCTAGGGTCCAGCGGGGCATCGCCCCGTACATACACCTCAGCCGCTTCGTGGAAAGCCGTACCATATAGCATGGCCTCCGTTTCCGGCTCGACATGTTTCTTAAGGACCTTTAGGTTGTAGTGCTTCTTAGGGCACTGCTGATAACTCTTTATCCCAGAATAAGACCAAGCTTTACTACTCATCGCATCGTTCAATTAAAGCAGCGTATCCACAAATATCCACAACTGAATCTCTATGATCTGGACGATTGGCTAACCTAGCCGTCTTTAGAAGTACCATTAAACAGGC